AAGCTGATTTAATCAAATATAATGCTACAATGGTTATTGATTCAAATCCTTATCCTACCCGACCAAAACAATTAGCGGTTAAATACCCTGGACGTGTTTTTAGTCATTGGTTTGTTCAGGAACAAAAGGATTTACAGATCATAAGGTGGGGTGAGGGCGATAAGGATGGTACAGTAGTTTCAGACCGCACGAAACTTATTGATATGGTTATTAGTGAATTAAAAAATCAGGAGATAATATTCAATTTAACTATAACGGAATTAGAACAATTTATTCATGAATGCTCACAATTATATAGAACAATAGAAGAAAACTCACAGGGAATACAAAGACCAGTTTGGAAAACAATCGAAGATAGACCTGATGATTACTTTTTTAGTCTTTGTTATTGGAGAATTGCACTTGAGAAAGTTTTCGTTTTCGGAGGAGTCGTTAAAACACCGTCAAAGAAAAAGAGTAGTTTTATTAAAGAATCGGTGGCTGTGGCCCCTGATGGGACCATACCGGCAATTGATGTTAAAGAGGTATTGCAACGCTCTATTAAAGGTAAAAAAGATTGGAAACTTAAATAATGTATAATTAGTGTAGTGATTCCCATTCTTCCGGCAAGAGATATAAAGATGGTAACGGTTATTTTAGATAATAGTTCTCCTGACGAACTTAAAGATTTCAGATGTACGAAATGCGGTAAGATAATTTTCCAGTATTATACAGAGTTAAAGGTGATTATAATTGGTGAAACCAGAGAGGTGGTAAGACCTTATGATATTTTATGTAAAATAGATAAAACCATGTACCGCATAATTTAGATAGAGTATAATATATGTAATGTTAACCAGCCCCAACTTATCCCAACCGCTTGCAAATGATGAAAGAATAGAAGGCCCTCTTGATGAGGGTATGGATGACCAGCCGTTATCTATTGATTTATCCGATGAGGATGTCCTGCGACTTATCAGGAAAACTATTGAGCAAGGCGAGATATTTTGGAATAAAGAGCTGGAAATAGATAAGGTTAGGGAAAAAGCGGAAACTTATTATTTAGGCAAAACTCTCAACGAAGAGGATTTATATGAGCATCAAGTACCATATAAGAATAATAGAATACTTACCGCTATTGAAATTTTAGTCCCCTTAATTAACTCACAGTTTGCCCAGCCTATTATTACGGAGGCCGAGGATACAGATGAGTCAAGAGAGCTGGCAAGGGATTTAGAGAATGTGCTTTTGGCAAAAGTTGAGGATTTATATCTTAAAGCCCGGTTTGCCATGTGTGCCAGGCATCTATTAATAGGATATAGGAATGCTATCTTAAAGTACCGCTTTGATCCTAATATCGGCAAGAATACTCCCGATGGTACTAGAAAAGGCGGGATAGTAGTTGAGGTGGTTAGGCCGGCTAAAGTAGTTTTCTCGGAGGGTGCATCAGATCCGGACAATATCCCGGTTGTTGCTGAGTATATGGATGATTTAACCCGGGAAGAGATAATATTTAAGTTTCCCGAAAAGAAAGCGGAGTTATTTGCTCATTGGGGAATAAAACAAGGTACCAAAGCCCAGCTTGCCAAGAAAGAAGGGTATATCGAGGTTTACTTTACTTATTATGACAGCCAGGGTGAACAACAGGAAGGCGTGGCATGGAAGCTAGACGATATATTGCTAGGCAAACATAAAAATCCCAACTATAACTATGATGAATACCAGCAAATGCCGGATGGCAAGTATAGGGCGTTGAACTTCTTTGATAAACCCAAAAAACCCTACATTATTATTAACCATACCAATCTAGGTAAGTATGTGATTGATGATACCTCGCTGGCAGAACAAGCCCATACCCAACAGGATGTATTGGAAAAGCGTGGCAGGCAAATTGTGGAAAATGCGGATCAAGCCTCGGCAGGACTGGTTCTAAACTCCAATATGATTTCACAGGAGGATGCCAAAAAGATCATCGGTGATCCATCTGAAAAGATCATGGTGGCGGGAGATGTCAGATCGGCGGCAGCCAGGCTTCCATATAACGCCCTACCTAACTATGTATTAAACGATAAGGTGGATGCCAGAGGTGAGATTGATAATATCTTTGGCGCTAACGCTCCTGTCAGGGGTGAAAACTCGGGTATTGAAACATTAGGTCAGGAAGTGATGTCACAGCGGGCTAATATGGGCAGATTACAGACTATTACCGATGCCCTGGAGGATGCTGCCGATAAACTCTACAAAGCCCTTGTTCAGATAATGAAAGTATATATGGATGAGGAAGATATAATTAGATTTACTCCTTCTGAGGGGAAGACCAGATTCATTAATTGGTCACAGGCTAAAATAGAGGATGGAATACAAGTTAGGGTAAAAGCGGGATCAGCCCTGCCTAAAGATAAATTTGCTCTAAAGAATGAGACAATTCAGGCTATCGCCATTCTTGATCCATTATCTATTGCTGAAGGGTTGGATAAACCTAATCCTAAAGAATGGGCTAAAAGATTGGTCTATTATAGATTCTTTATGGATAAATATTTATCTGAAATTTTAGGAGATGAAGGATCAGAGGTTGATTCACAGGCTATGGGCGATATTCAGGCGTTACTGTCAGGACAGACACCGCCTGTACCGGATGCGCCGTCTAAGGAATATATTGCTACTATTGATAAGTTTATGTCATCGCCTGGATTCCAGCAGATCCAAGATCCCGGTATTAAACAGGCAGTTGTTGAGTTTGCAAAACAGGTTATGAATAAAGCCCAACAAGGGATAGGTGAGGCTGGGCAACCGGTTACACTGATAGAACAACCACCAGTAGGAGAGGAAGCACTAGTAGAAACCTCTACCCCTGGAGGTGGTATAATTAGCAAGTTGAGAGGTTTATTCGGAGGTCGTAATGTTCCCCTAGAAACCTCTACCCCTGGAGGTGGTATAATTAGCAAGTTGAGAGGTTTATTCGGAGGTCGTAATGTTCCCCAATCAGTATAATCAGGCTATGTTGTTGAGGAATAGTAATAATAATACTGATTCTCGGCAAAAGATGCTGGATTTAGTCGCCCATATTAAAAAAGTTCCTACGGGATTTTTACAAGGTTTTGCTTCTGATTATCAAGGCAGAGTTGGAAATGAATTTGATTCTAAGTTGCCACTTGAGGAACGATTAGGTAGATTGACTGCTACAGCTAGTGAATCTACTCCTTATACGATGGGAATATTGGGTGGAGCAAAAGGATTTACTAAAACTATATCTAAAATACCGACTATAAATAAAAGCGAATTAAAACAATTTGTTAAAAATATAGGAGATGTATTAGAAGGTAAAGTAAGTCAAGCGATAATTGCTAAAGATAAGGATTTATTAGTAAAGTTAGCTACTTTAGAAGAAGGATTGCCAGAAAATTATGGATTAGCTCATATTTTAAAACATATTGATCAAAATAATTTTACCCAAAATGATATTTATCGATTAGCGGAGTTAATTAGTACAGCTACTCAAAAAGCTAAAAAAGGAAAAAAAGTTTATTATCGTAAACAGGAAAATCCTCTAATCGGGAATTTAATTAGTGTAGTTGCGAATAATCCAGATATTGGACGAGTTATAACTGCTTTTAGAGCTACCAAAAGAGAATTAAGAAAAATATTCCCTGGGAAGACTGATTAATCCTTCCATCCGAGATGTAAGGGTTGAATCTCCTTAAATCCCTTATGCCAGTTGAGATCAGATTTTCTACTCTTCAGGAAACTATAATATTATATTACAAAAGTTTTAAAAAGTCAAGGAATAAAAGTGTTATAATTATATATATGCCCTTAACATTAAAAGGCCGTAAGATAATGGCAGCAATGAAATCTCAATATGGTGGGAAAAAGGGAGAGCAAGTATTCTATGCATCGAAAAATAAAGGAAAAATAATAGGAGTTGAAGGTAAGAAGCATATTGCGATGAAACTTAGGAGTATGGGATAATATACTTATGATACATGGTTCAGAACATAAAGAGATGGATAAAAAGAAAATGGCTATGAAAAGCAGGGCTATTAAAATGCCACAGGAAAAAGAAATGACAGTGATGATGAAAAAGAAAAAGATGATGGGTTAAATTCAGATTGGTCTCTTGACATAGTTTGTAAGAGTCAACTATAATTAACTTAGTCAGAAGTCTTTAAGACTCAACCGAGAAATCGGTGGGGTCTTTTTTTTGTACTAATATGCCAGCATTTACACAAAGAGTAGTTTCAATAACACAAGATAAGATCGTTCCCAAAGTGTTCGATCAGTTCCTTTCAGATAACCTCGCAACTTTTCGTTTTATTTCCAACGGTAAAAAGTGGATTGGTGAAACCCTTAAATTCCCAGCCAAGATTGCTAAAAATACCACAGGTGGTTCTTTCTCAGGTTTGGATACCCATAATGTTGATGCAGTAGAAACCAGACAAACCCTATCCTATGATCTAAGGGCTTATGAAATTCCGGTGGCAATTCCAGGACTTGATAGATTAGTTAATGCAACTGAAGCTCAAGTTATCAATTTGGTTAAGACCGAGATGGAGTCTACCGCCCAGGATGGTTTGGATGATGTAGGGACTATGTTTTATTCAGACGGGACAGGTAATGCTTCTAAAAACTTTAATGGTTTGGCTAATTTGGCAGATGACGGTACAACCGCCACCACTGTCGGTAATCTTTCCAGGACAACTTATTCTTCATTAAATGGGGCTGTTAATGCTTCCGGCGGAACTATGACTTTAACTAAACTGGCAACTTTACATTCTGACGTAGCAGCCGGATCAGCTACCTCACAAAAACCAACTCTGGCTATTTCGGATGAGACAGTCTGGAATTTATTTGAATCTCTTTTGTCACCGGCAGTACAAGCCAATTATTCAGCCAATGGTTTGCCGGTTGTAACCAGGACCTCCAGAGGGGCAATGTCGGCAGGAGAATTAAAAGGTGCAGCAGGATTTACTTCTTTAATCTATAAAGGTATCCCTTGGGTAGCGGATGAAAAAGCTACAGCCCAAACAGTATTTATGATTAACGAAAATTATCTGCTTTGGTACGGAATCAATGACCCCCAAATGTCCCAACCTAACTTTGGTGAGAATGTTGAAGGAGTATATATGGACATCCCATCTAAATATTCAGGACTTAACTGGTCTGGGCTTATGAAACCTATTAACCAGTATGGTGAGGTGGGACATATCTACCTATTTGGAAACCTGGTAACTAATCAACCCAGGAGACAAGGAAAACTTACAGGTGTTACCGGGGTTTAAAATATGATAAATATATCAGCACAATCAATATTTGATGAATCAAGCGTAAGACAACACCAGCTAGGTAGTCTAGGAGTTGATAAATATGGTGACAAATACCGCTATGTTCAGGCGGGAGCAGTAGCTTTAGTTACTGGTAATTTATTACAGGAAGCAGCAGAGGTTACTAATTTCAGGAGTATGGCTGTTGATACTGCCGCAGCTATTGGTGATACTGTAGTTTCAGTAACTTTGGGTGGGACAGCAGTTACAGAAAATCAGTTTGAGGAAGGTCTTTTAGTTGTTGAATCATCCACAGGTATCGGTCAGCAATTCCATATTAAAGAACATGAGGTCCAAACATCCACAACCGGATCTTGTAACTTTACGCTGGACAGACCGTTAAAGATTGCCTTGACAACTTCTTCCCAAGTGACTGTTAGAAAGAATCCTTACGATGGAGTGATCCAATACCCTGTAACCACTCAAACAGGCGGAGCAGTTGGAGTGGCACTATATGCTCAAACAATAGCCTACTTTGGCTGGATTAAATCAGGGGGACCAACATATTGTCTATTTGATACAGGCACTAATACTTCTAACGAAGTTACAGGAATTATGCCAAGCGCAGCAGTAGCAGGATCTGTTAAACCGGCAGCTGAAACCGATGCCTCACCAAGCTACATTGGATTTGCCAGGGAAGTGGTATCAGTTGATAGTACAATGGGATTAGTTCATTTGACAATTGATTAAGGCTTATTGACGAGTTAAGTTCAGGATAAGCAAAGAATTAACCCTTCTTTGCGAAGGGTTTTTAAAAATATATGGATAAAGATAAAAAAGTAAAAGAAGAATTAAATCCGAATGATTATACAGATTATGGTGATTATATTGCCGCTAAAAGGGCAGTAAAGATAGAACCAGAAGAAAAAGAAGAAGAGAAAGAGGAAGAATAATATGGCGGACGCAGCGAATTACATACCGGCTTTAAAATATGGACACAAGATATATCCACAGAATATCGTTAGTCCTTTGACTCCTATCGAGGGTGGCAATG